GTTAATTTAATTAGAGAACTACAAAGTATTCCTATTGACCCTAACAGGCCAGAGGATGTTGACACTAAAGCATCTGACCATGCTTATGATGCCTTAAGATATTTAGTTATGTCTAGACCAAGAATGCCTAGTACATATAGAGAAATGGGTGAGATAAAAAGGTTCACACCTTCTGACCCAACATTTGGATATTAACAATATGCCCACCTACACATTTCAAAATAAGAAAACAAAAGAGGTATACGATATTGTTATGACCTACGATGAGTTTGTTAAGTATAATAAGAAACGAAGCGTAGAAAGAATCCTAAGACCAGCTAAGGTCTTTAGGTTAAATGATGGCGGTGCGGAGTCTCAGTTTAGAGAATGGTGTCGCCAACCTGCAACAGACATAGACACTAGCAAATCTAACAACTTTAGACAATCAAAAGAGGAGTATTTATTTTCAGATGTTAAAGATAAGTAAAGGCACAGAACTACACGGTAAACAAGTAAAGGTAGGTTTTTCTACTATTGATATAAAGGAACAAGCTCCTCAGTTTAAAAAAGATAATATGACTGATTGTTATGGTCAGTATACTCATAGAGAGAATCAAATTGAGATACAGCCTGGGCTTTCTAACATAGATGAAGCCAATACTTTACTGCATGAGATACTACATGTCTGTGTTTACATCTCATCTTTAAGTCAAGATGGTCAACCTTTAGCTAGTGATAATGATGAAGAAGTAACAGTTAATAGTTTAACTAACTACTTAGTACAAGTCTTTATGGATAATAAATGGATATTACCATATTTAAATAAAAAATTACTTGACAAGTAGGCTATATAGCTGTATAATAGAAACTAAGGTATTTTTTATATATTATATATAATGGGGATTTATGGACGAAGATAAAGATATTCAAGAAAAATCAGTAGAAGAAATAGCTAGAGAACAGGAAGCAACTAAGCTTTCTGCCTATATCTATAATAAATTCTTTGATTGTGAGACTGCTCGTAGAAGCGATGAAGATAGATGGTTAGAAGCTTATCATAATTATCGTGGCAAATACTACAAAGATGTTAAGTTTAGAGACCATGAAAAGTCTAGAGTATTCGTAAAAGTTACTAAAACTAAAGTATTAGCAGCGTATGGACAAATAACAGATGTTCTATTCTCTGCCAACAAGTTTCCCATCTCTGTAGAAGAGACCAGAATACCAGAAGGCATAGCAACGTTTGCTCACCTTAATCCCCTAAAAGAGCAATTGGGTGACGGTCTTCAGCAACCAGCTCCAAATATGGAAGCGGATGCTACTAACGAGACTCCTGCCCCCACACCTGATATTGCTCCACTGGGCTTTGAAGGAGATGGGAATACCCTGGAACCTGGAAGTACTTTCCAAGATGTAGAGGATAAGTTTTTATCTTCTCTTTCAAAAGAATATGAAGGTGCTGAATTAGAAGAAGGACCAGCTCCTCTTCCTGAAATGCCACAGATTAAACCTGCACAAATAGCAGCTCGTCGTATGGAAAGATTAATGCACGATGAGATAGAAGAATCACATGGTGGTACAGAACTAAGAAATTCAATATTTGAATCAGTACTGTTAGGTACTGGAATTATTAAAGGGCCTTTTACTTTTAATAAAACTTTACATTCTTATGATAGAGGTGAGAATGGTGAAAGAATTTATAATCCTAAAACAGTTAAAGTTCCTAAACTTGAGTATGTAAGTTTATGGGATTTTTATCCTGACCCTAATGCAAGAGATATCGAAGAGTGTGAGTTTACAATTCAACGACATAAATTTAATAGAAATCAATTAAGGAATTTATTAAACCGACCCTTCTTTAATAAGAAAGCTATTCTTGAAACTTTACAAGATGGTCCTAATTATCAAGAAAGAAGTTACGAATCAAGTTTAGATGCAGGTGACAATGATTCAGACTATAGTAGTTCTTCTCGTTTTGAAGTACTAGAGTACTGGGGTATTGTAGATAAAACTACTCTTGAAGAATCTGGTATGATTATTCCAGATGAGTTTACAGAAGAAGACGAATTACAAATTAATGCTTGGGTAACAAACAACAGAGTGTTACGAATGGTTGTTAATCCATTTAAACCTTATCGTATTCCTTACCATGCATTTCCATATGAAAAGAATCCTTATAGTTTCTTTGGTATCGGTGTTCCAGAAAACATGGCAGATGCTCAAGCAATTATGAATGGACACGCAAGAATGGCAATTGACAATCTTGCATTATCAGGTTCACTAGTATTTGATATTGACGAATCAGCTTTAGTAGCTGGACAATCAATGGATGTGTACCCTGGAAAAATATTTAGAAGACAAGCAGGTATGCCTGGACAAGCCATACATGGACTTAAGTTTCCTAACACATCTACTGAAAACATGATGATGTTTGATAAGTTTAGACAACTTGCTGATGAGTCAACAGGAATTCCGTCGTACTCTCACGGACAGACTGGAGTGCAGAGCATGACAAGAACTGCATCTGGTATGTCTATGTTGTTGAGTGCAGCGAACTTAAACGTAAAAACTGTTATTAAAAACATTGACGACTACTTACTAAGACCTCTTGGTGAAAGTTTCTTTCAATGGAACATGCAGTTTTATGAGGGCGAACTAAACATTGAAGGTGATTTAGAGATTAAAGCAACAGGTACTTCAAGCTTGATGCAAAAAGAAGTAAGGTCTCAAAGACTAACAATGTTCTTACAAACAGTACAGAATCCTGCAATTGCACCATTTGTTAAGATATCTGAAATTATAAAAGAACTAGCTTATAGCTTAGACCTAGACCCAGACGAAGTTATTAACGACCCTGTGGCAGCTGAGATATACGCTAAAATTATAGGATTACAGAACAATGCTCAGCAACAAGGAAACTCAGACTCTACATCAACTAACGGCCAGCCCCCAATGGGCGGTCCTCAAGGATTACCTCCTGAAGCTTCAGGCACTGACAGTCAAGGAACTGGCAATGGCACAATCGGAACAGGCAATGTTTCGCAGCCAGGGGAAATGGAATTTACTGGAACAGCTAATACACCTCCAGGAATCAACTAGAGATAATACTAACAACTAACAAAGGGCAAATTAAAATGACTAGTGATACTAAAGGAATAGATAAAAGATATTTAAAAGTAACATCTATATATGACTTAGATAATAAATTATTAGGTTATAAGGATAGTTATAGTGGTAGTGATAAAATTATACCAATAAGCTTAAATAAAGGCGGTTCTGTTAATAAAATGATGTATGGCGGAATGGCTAAAAAGAAAATGATGATGGGTGGCTATGCTAAAAAAGATAAAAAAAAATAAAGTAAAAGGTTTTAGTCTCGGTGGTTCTGTTATGCCAGAAAATACTGAAAGACCTGGACCGCTTTTTGCTGACCAGATGACTACCTATGGTGTACATAACTTATTAAAATCAAATAAAAAACACGTAAGAAAAGGTTAACTAATGGCAACACCAGGATACGCAGCTCTCTATAGAGTACCAGGAGCACAACAAAGTTCAGTAATGGATTCTGCTCCAGAAGAAAATATAGGAGAAGATAAAGCTCCTACTATGGGTTTACAAACTCCAGGTGTACCTGATGAAGTAAGAAGTAATGGTCAACCTCAAATGATGTTTGACTCTTCTAGAGCTAGATATGCTTATGGTGGTATGGCTCAAGGAGAAGAAAAAATTTTAGATGATGTAGGTTATCGTGCCTACGAAGAAGGTGGTATGGTTATTCCAGAACTACAGGGAGAAGCTAGTGAAGGCATGCCTGTTGATTTAATGGAAGACGAACCAATGATGATGGAAAATGAAATGGAAGGAATGGAAGAAGAAGAAGTTCTTCCAGATATTGATGAGGTAGATATAGACGTATCTACTGCATCTAATATAGACACTTCTAGTTTAACATTAGAAGACGAAGAAGTATTAGAAGAAGCTATTAGTATGCATCCAGAATTATTAAATATAATTCCTAAGATGATAGTAGCAACAGATGAATTTACTGGCGACGGCGAAGTCGAAGGGCCAGGAACAGGAACATCAGACTCAATCCCTGCAAGACTATCAGACGGAGAGTTTGTCTTTACAGCTAAATCAGTTAAACATTTAGGTGTAGATAAACTTCGTAAGATGATGTCAAAAGCAGAGAATGATTACGATAAAGATATGAATGTCCAAGACGAACAACAAATGGAATCAGTAGATGACATTGTTCCTGCGGACGTCATGAGTGCTGCTCGTGGTGGTTTATTAAAAAACCCCTACAAGTAGAACTTTATAAACAGAGCTACCCTGTTAATCACTGAGGCACTCTGTTTTCGGCTACTCTTGCAATCCTGCGAGACCCCAACAATAACAAACGAAAGGTGATTAAAAATGACAGATAGTAATGAGAACCCTCTTTTGGAAAAAAGAACTACTTCTCAGAGAAACGAAACACAAGAAGCTAATCCATATAATCAAAACAAAGATTATCTTGACTATGATGCAATGGAAGAAGCGGCAAGTAAACCATACGAAGGTGCTAATGATGCGATGGGTTATAAACAATCTAATCCTACAGTAGTTGTGGATACAATGATAGACACAGATGAAGCTACTCAGGAAGCAGAAGCTCCTCAAGAAAATCAACCATATAAAAAAGTTGACTATAAAAAAAGGTATGACGATTTAAAAAAGCATTACGATACTAAAGTAAATACTTTTAAACAAAAAGAAGAAGAACTACACGCACAGTTAAGAGCTAATAGACCAAAATATAAAGCTCCTAAAAGTGCAGAAGAACTTCAAGAGTTTAGAAAAAATTATCCAGATGTATATGATGTTGTTGAGTCAGTAGCTCATACCCAAACTTCTAAAGAACTTGAAGATTTAAAAGAAGAATTAAAAATTCTTCGTAATAAAAATCTAGAGATTTCTTCTAAAGAAGCAGAGTTGACGCTGGAAAAATATCACCCAGATTTCTCAGAGATTAGAGAATCAGATGAGTTTCATCAATGGGCTGATAAACAACCAGAAGAAATAAAAGGTTGGATTTATAGTAATGGTTCAAATGCTACGTTAGCTGCTCGTGCTATCGACCTTTTCAAACAGGACGTCGGCAAGTTGAAATCTACTAACAACCAAGAACTATCAGGTGATTTAGTATCTTCTTCAGAAATGATAAAGGTAAAAAATAACAAAGAGATAGGTTATGGAAGTAAGAAGATGTATACTCGTTCACAAATTGCAGCTATGTCTCAAAGTGAATTTGATAAGAATGAACAAGCTATTACACAAGCTATGTCTGAAGGCCGTGTCATTAATGATATGGACAGAAGTTATGGTGGTAGTGGCAATCCTAACTATTAAATTTATTAAAGATTAGTTGCTTACTTAAACAACAACCAACAAGGAGGAAGTAATGGGTACATTACAAAATGCGGGTAACGCAAACGCTTCCAACTTTAACGTTGGCACTTCAGGTCAAACCAATGAATTTTGGGTTCCTGAAATTTTCTCGAAAAAGATTCAAAACTTTTTCAGAAAAGCTAGTGTTATTGAAGCGATTACGAATACCGACTACGCAGGTGAAATTAGTACTTACGGTGATACCGTTAAGATTATTAAAGAACCTACTGTAACTGTTGCAGCTTATACAAGAGCAGCAGCAACTACAAAACAATACCTTACTGATGCCGAAGCGACACTTGTTATTGATAAAGCAAACTCATTTAAGTTTATTATCGATGACATTGAGGAAAAAATGTCTCATGTCAATTTCGCATCTGTAGGAGCAAGCTCAGCGGCTTACACACTAAAAGACACAATGGACAGCGAAGTAATTGCTGCTATGTTCGCTGGAGTTTCAACAAGTGCACCAGACCATCAAATTGGTACTGATAGTGCAACTGCTGATTCTACACTGACACATGCAACAAACTCTGTTGACTTGGGCTATGGTACTGGAGAAATTACTCCATTAACATTAATGTCTAGAATGGCGAGAACATTGGATGATTCCAATATTCCAGAAGAAGGACGTTGGTTCTTAGCAGACCCTAGATTCTATGAAGAACTAGCTGCTGAAGACTCTAAACTTATGTCTTCTGACTTTAACCAAGGTGATGGTGGAGTACGTAACGGTTTAGTAGCATCAGGAATGATTAGAGGTTTTAAAATGTATAAAACTAATAACATTGCTGCTGTATCTAACTGTACTGGTAAAGCTTTATGTGGACACATGAGCTCTACTGCTACTGCACAATCTATCCTTAACATTGAAACTCTTAGAGACCATGACACTTTTGGTGACATCATAAGAGGACTTCATGTTTATGGAAGAAGTGTTCTTAGAGATGACGCTATTATGAGTGCATTCTATAAGATTGACTAAGCAATAAATTAGAAGGGGCGATTAAGTTCGCCCTTTCTTTTTAAAGAAAATAAAATATGGCCGCTCCCTTTAGAACATATCTTGATTTAACTAATACTATTATTAGAGAACTCAATGAAGTAGAACTTACAGCAGGAACTTTTACATCTGCAGTAGGTTTACAAAAATATATTAAGGATGCTATTAACAGAGCATACTTTGATATTTGTACTGCAGAAGATAAATGGAGTTTTTTAAGTGCAGGTGACCCATCTAATAATTACTATGGTAACACTAGTATAGAAACAACTGCTGGTTCTAGATGGTATGATTTAAAAAGTTCTCAAACAATTACAAATGAATATAGTTTTATTGATTGGGAAAATATAGTTGTTACAGAAGAAGGAGTAAGTGGTAAAACAGCTCCATTTGAAATTCACAGACTAAGTCCAATGTCTATAAATAGTTGGCAAGCAACATACGGTATTCAAGAAGCTAGAGATAAAAGTGATACACAATCATATGGCATACCGAAAAGAGTTATAAGAATTCCAGAAAATAATAAACTTGGGTTATCCCCAATACCTGATGGTGTATATAAAATTTATTTCTATGCCTACAGTCAACCAACAGAATTATCAGCCCATGGAGATACAGTTGTATTTCCTAAACAATATACATCTGTACTACTAGCAAGAGCTAGATACTATGTACATCAGTTTAAAGACAATATGTCACAAGCACAACTAGCCGATGTGGAATATAATAAAGGTATAAGAAGTATGCGAGAACAACTTATTGAACCTTTCCCTGAGACTATGAGTGATAGACGTAGTATTTATGTTTAAGAAAGATTTTTTGAAGTATGGCAGAACAGGGAATATCAATAAACTGTGAAGGTGGTTTAGATTTAGTATCAAGTACCGCTTTACTTTTTAGAACTCCAGGAGTAGCTCAACGACTTAATAACTTTGAGTCATCTATTCATGGTGGGTATAGAAGAATTAAAGGATATACTAAGTTTGGAAGTAATCAACCTACAGGTTCTAATGCACAAATAGAAGGTTTATTCCGTTATGCTAAAGGAGTAGTAGCTTGTGCAGGAAGTAATATTTATTATAGTGCAGATGGTAACACTTGGACACAAATAAATAAAAATACTTATCAAACTCAAACAGGAACAGTTACAGTAAGTGCAGGTAGTGCTACAGTAAATGCACATGGCAGTTCAACTTCATTTACAAGTGAGTTTGCAGTTGGTGATGATATAAAAATTAATGGTGAAGCATTTTTAGTTTTAAGTGTTACTAATGATAATACATTAACAGTTGATGGAAATTTTGCTGCGTCAGCAAGTAATACAGCAGTTTTAAAAAATGGAGCTACCGCTTCTCAATTAAATAGTGGAAGTTCTATATCAAGAGGTTCTCAAAGTTTATGTGAGTTTTCTTTTTACGAAGGCAACAAACAACACGGTAAACTTTATGTAGCAGATGGTACAAACAAAATTGCAGAAATAGTAATAGAAATTACAAATGCAGGAGTTCATACTTATTCTTTTAAAGAAGTAGAAAGGTCAGCTCCGACTAATCCAAACTTAATAACTATTTTTGCTGAAAGATTAATAACTGCAGGACAATCAATTAATCCACAACAAGTAGCTTATAGTACTAGATTATCTCCAGATAACTTTACAGGAAGCTCAGCAGGTACAGTAGATGTTGGTGACCAAATAGTAGGTATAAAATCTTTTCGTAATAAACTTATTATATTTTGTAAGAATAGTATTTATCAATTATCTGGACTTGATGGCACACCAGTATTATCTTCAGTAACTAAAAACATTGGTTGTGTAAGTGGTAAAACAATTCAAGAGATAGGTGGAGATTTAATTTTCCTTTC